AAGTACTCGTTCGGTGTGCCGCTGCCCTCCTCAAAGAGAACTGCAACGGTGGCCGGATAGCCGGCGCCGTTGAGTGTGGTCAGGTAGTCCTGGCGTGCGGTCATTCGATACTCAGGGAATTCTCGGAGGAGCTAGCCGGTTACTTTGTAGCCGAACTCCGCGTCATTGACTGCGCTCGGCAGCCACGCCGCGGACGTATGGGGATCCTGTGGAAACACGCCTTGAAAGTGATCGTAGTCGTCATTCAACGCATGATCATCTTCGACGGCGTCGTCGCCGCCCGACAGCGTATATGCCGATAGCTTGCGATCGCCGGCATCGGTTTTCGTCGCGATGATATCCACGCACACGGCGTCCACACTGCCCACGTCATCCGGCAAGGTCGGTCCGACAAACGAATCCTTATCGCCGACGTTCGGCGATCCGTTGTAGTCCGTGTCGCCGTTCGGTGTGGCGTCGTCGATGTTGTCTTTGTTCGCTCCGGCTGAAGGCGTGAAGTCCGCGTTGCTGCCGGCGGCGATCATTAGATCCGCATACACCCCGCGATCGCCGAGAAAGTCATTCAGCTCGGATCCGCTGTTATCCAAGAGGATGAAATCGTCGGCCTTCCAGGTGTAGTTAAAGTTCTCGAGATGACCGAGCGTGAATACATCGGCCCATGCGTTGGCGGTGACTTGCGTGTCCAGGCCCGTCAGCGTCAGCACGGCGACGCCCTTGATATAAACCGTCGCCGTACCGGTCGAGTTATTAATGGTGATTTTCAGACCGATGTGACAGGTCGAAAATGCGCTAATCGCATCGTCCGTTGTTCCGACGATCGAATAGGTGCCATGCTCGTCATAGCCGCGATGCACGGCGAGTTTCATCGAAGGCAGCAACGCCAATCCGCATTGGGCTGTGTTGCCTGAACCGCGGCCGCCGCCTTCCCAAAACATGAAGATGTTCGCGGGGCGTGAATCGCCCGGCGCGGGCGGGACTCCGGGTGGAATGAATGCGCACTGCGCGATCAGCGTGGACGGCGTTCCACGCATTGATCGTTGCAGGTGCGAATAGTTGCCGTTGATCTTGATGGAATTGGAGCCGCGTCGGCCCGTGCCGGCGTCGATCGATGGCGGCGTATTGCCCCCTCCGGAATAGTTCGCAATCCAGCCGCGTTCGGTCGGACTGGCGATGTAGTCAAAAGAATCGGCGTGTTGAAGCATGTTCGTGAAGCGTCAGTTTGCAGACGTCTGCAAAGGGGGAGATCAGGCCAATACCAGGGCGCCGTGAACTTCCTCGCGGAGCTCGAGCGTGAAGTCATACCAATGCCGTAGCCCGTCGCTGTCTCGGCCCGGCTGGTCCATCGCCTGCGGTTCGCAATTCGGCTGTTTCCGGACGTATAAGACTTCTGCGTCCGACGCGGGATTGGGCAGCCACACGAATGGAGTGACCTGACCGCCGGTGAGCTCATGCAGCGCTTTAAAGCTCGAGTACTCGGACTGAGGAAAACGGAACGTGAACTTTCGCTTCTCGCGATTCGCAAGTTTGTAAGAAGAGTTCACGCCGCGGACCGTTTCAAATGTCAGGTCCGTTTCTTCTTTGGTGGGCTGAACTCCCCAGCGCGGCGGCCGCGGCAACGCGATGCGTTTGCCGATGACGAGCTCGCCAATGGTGATCGCGTCTGGATTGGTGTCGGCGAAGATCACTCGCGTATAGCGTTCGTTCCTGGAGCCGACGTTGATCCAGAGGCAATCTTCGCGATAAACCGCCGTGCCGATCGTGGTCGATGGATTCGCGGACCCGCCACCCTTGACGACCACAGATCCATCGGCCGTTAGGTTATGGCCGAGGATTGCGATGGTGTCGTATTGCTTCGCGCTGCCGTTATCGATTTCGATGTAGCCGGCGCTGTGGCTCGTGAACTTGAACGGCTTGCCCAGGACCTGGTCATACAGGTTCCCGCGCACGAATATCGCGTCTTCGGTGTCGACGGTGATGGCCGCCGCGGCCGCGAGCAGGTTCGTGACGATGTAAGCCGGGGCGCTCATGCCGGCAGCGTCTGACCGACGCCGTTCCAATCCTTCTTCAAGAGTTTGATCAGCTTGGCGGCGGAGTTACTTTGATTGCGCTCGAGCGATTCGATCAGCTGCGTCACAGTCTCATTGGTGACCGTGCCCGTGATATGCACCGTCACGCCTCCATCCTGCTGGATGGAAATGCTCTGAGTCTGGCTGGCGGTTGCGCCGGCCGGCTGAATCGCCGCGATCCCGGCCGGTGAACGGTAATAGGTCGACGCATTCGGCGAACCGAGAGCCTGCGATGTGCGGAAGCCATTGGCGTAGGCTTCCTGATATTGGTGCAGCATCTCTTGCAGGCTGGGCCCGGTCTGGGTGAAGCTCTTCGTGGCCGCCTTTGCCGCGTCTCCGGTTTGCGCCACCTTATCGGCATATTGCTGGAGGATCGGCGGAATCGAAAGTCCCAGCGCCTGCATTTGCTCGACGGTTTTCTTAATCTGATCTCCCAGCGCTTCCAGAATCAAGCTATCGGGCTTGCCCTGCTGCTGTGCTCGTGTGAGCGCCTCGACGAGTACGTTCGCATTGTCCGCATAACTCGTAATGCTCTTCAGCATCGAATCCACGGCGTCTTCGAACTGACTTGCGGTTTGCTGAGCTGCAGCGCCGAGGTCCGACATGGCGGCGTTCAGGTCCAGCAACACCTGTGGCACGTCGCGACCGAGATCCTGGAGCTGGGCAACCGCCTTCTTGATCGCGTCGCCATTGGCAGCGAGGATCGTCCGCAGCGGGACGCCGGCCGCTTGCAGGCGCTTCATCGCCTCGGCTAGCGCGTCGGCGTCATCGGCATCCGCCGTGGTGCGTTTCACGATGGATTCCACAGAATTTTCGAAATCATCGAGCGCCTTGGCCGCGGCCGCCACATCGCCGGTGGCCTGAGTGACGTCGACGCCGAGCTCTTTTAGCTTGTCGCCCATCGGCCCCAGGACCTTGACGAAGTCGGGGCCGAAGTTTTGCGTCATCGTATCCCAGGCTTGCTTGACGACTTTGGCTTCGGTCGAGCCTTTCGAGGCGAATGCGGCGGCGTCTGTTTTGAACTGGTCGATTAGCCCGGTGATGTTCTTGTAGGCATCCAGCAATTGCGACGCGCTGGCGTGGCCGCTGCTGGCCAGAGCATTGAATGCTTCAACGTCTTTGCCGAGGTCGGTCCCGAACTGATTCTGTGTTTGCTGGACGAATTCATTCGCCGTTCTTCGACCTTTGCCGATCGCGTTGGCGATCGCGCTGATCGCCATACCAATGCCGGCCGCGGCAAGCGGTCCGGCAACCGAGCCAATCGTGTCTCCCAGCTTTTTGCCGATTTTCGAGCCTTCCGCAAATAGACCGCTGACGGCGCCGCCCACCGAACTGGAGATCTTGCTCGACACGCTGGTCAGCTTCTCGCTGATAATCGCGCCCAGGTCTTTGAGCTGGTTCTTCAGCGGGGCGAGCATCTCATCGAACAACGTCCTCGAGATGCTCCGGCCGAGATCCTGAAACATGTTCTTGATGGACGCGCCGAGGCTCTTTCCCTCAACGAGAAAATCCGCGATCGCGGATGAGAAATCATCCGCCAGCCGGCCAAAGGCGTCTTGCATCTCGATCGATGCTTGCGTCGCGGCAACGATGCCGCGGGCCTGGTCGATTAAGGATTTCGTGTAGTCATCGACAAACTCGCCCGTGGTCCGATATTGCTCGCCGAGCGATACCAGATCGCCGAACTGCTTCCGGTTCCAGAGCTCCTGCGCATTGACCTGTTTGACCAGCGTCTCATCGACGGAAATGCCGAGATCTTTCGCCTGTTGAGCCGCGGAGAGAAAATCATCGCCGAGTAACTGAGTCGTTTCCGCGAAGGACTTGCCCTTGGTCTGGAAGTCCGCCATTGCCTTCGTCACCGCATCGAGGTTGATGCTGGCTTCGGTGTGATGGAGCTGGCTCGTGGTTAAGATGTTTTCCGCGCGCGCCGATACGGCGACTCCGCGTCCCGCCTGGCTCTGTAGATCCGCCAGCGCTTTCCGCGCCTCATCCGTGGCGTGGTGAATCTCACCGAGCTGTTTGAGGAACTCCGGACTGAATACGCCGCGCGTTATTTCGATCGTGGGAACTGTGAGGTGTTCTTTGCCGAGCTTCTCGAGTTCTTCACGCCAGGCTTTGGCCGCATCGCGCGATTTCACAAACGCGCTCGCATCATCGTAGAGCGCCTGTTGATGGTCGCCCAGCTTCTTGCCCATGTCCTTCGCGGCGTTGCCGGCCTTGACGATGTCATCGGCGTAGGCTTCGACGAGTTGATCACGGGTGAATGTCCCGCTGAGTAGGGCGAGTTTTAATTCGAGAGCCGCGAACGATCCAGTCGTTTCGGCGATCTTCTTCTTACCCTCTTCGAGGGCGTCATCCATCAGCTTCTGGGACGCGGCGACGCGGGCGTTGCGGATGACCACGTCCTCCAGGACAATCCCGTGTTTCTCCGCATAGGCGGACACTTCCAGGAGCGTCTTGCCGAGCTTCTCTGCAATGATTGCCGCAGAGACGTGGTGGTTTTCGAGAAAGGTCAGGGCCGCGGCCAGGGCGCGGGCTTCGTTGTTTTCCTTCGTAACCGATTTGATTAATTCGTCGACTTGCTTCTGAAACTGTTCCGCGGCGCCGCCGGCTTTGTGAATGGGAGGCTCGATGCCTTCGACAGCCTTTCCCATTTCCGGGAGTTTGAATTTGAGACCGTCGATTCCTTTACCGATGGACCCCGTGACGGAATCGAATCCTTTGCCGGCCGCGGTCCAGCTGTCGGCCGCAGACTGAGGGATCTTTTTCGCCTCTTCCCATGCGCCTTTGAAATCGCCGGTCACCAGTTTCCAGATCGCTTTCCCGAGACCGCCCAGGTACCCGACGTAAGCGCCGATCGCTTCGGTGATCACGCGGAAGACGCCAAGCACGACCTCGCGGACTTGCGGAAATATGGCGAAGGCGGCGATAAGACCGATGGGGCTTGTGATAAATAAGAGAGCAGCTCCAATGGCCGCAATTGCAGCCGGCAGGATCGCGATGATCCCTGCTGCCGCAAGAAGCGCCGCGCCAACGATGGCGATTACCGCGCCAACTTTGAGTGAAGTGACGATGAGATCCTGATGCGCGGCGACCCAGTTCTTGATCGCCACAACGATGCCGACGGCATACTCGACGAAACTGATCATATAGGGTAAGACCGCGGTCCCAACGGCGATCGAGACGCCCATCAACGCGCCCTTCAGCGTTCCCATCCCCTGCTCGAATTGATGCGCGGCTTCGGCTCCATCTTTGCCGATGACGATGCCGAGCGTTTCTGCCTGCGCTTGAAACGCCGCGATCCCTTCCTTGCCCTGATCGAGCAACGGAATCAGTTCTGCGCCGCTCTTCCCGAACAGCTTCATAGCCTCGGCCGTCTTCTGTGTGCCGTCCGGCATTTTCGAAAACCGCTCGGCCACATCGCCGAGCAAATCGTTCATCGGCCTCAGATGACCGCCGGCATCGGTAACAGAGACGCCCACCTCTTTGAATGCTGCAGCCTGTTCTTTGCTTCCACTGGCCGCCGCGGCTGAATTCTTCGCGAGCTTCTCCAGGCCCTTCTCCATGGTCTCGAAGCCCACGCCGGTTTGCTCGGCGGCGAATTTGAGTCCCGATAAGGTTTCCGTGGAAATGCCGGTGATGACTGAGGCCTTATGGAGTTCTGCTCCGAACTCCGCTGCCTTCTTTGTCATTTCGAGGAACGTCCCCAAAACGACGTCGCCGATCACGCTTAGACCCTCGCCCATTTCGAGCGCAGTCTTCTTGATGGGTTTCAGGACCTCCTCGAATTCCTTGGCATCCCGCTGCATCTGCTTCATGTCGGCGGCCCATTTATCCGCCGTGGCACGAAACTCGACGAAGAGACTGCCGATTGCGCCGGCCATCAGTCGCTCACCTTATCGATTTCTTCGGCGAGCACATCGCGCGCTGCATTGAGCGCGGCATCGCGCTGGGATTCCAATGCCGGTTCGAGGAATGGCTGGGCCGGCTGATGTGCGGTGCCGAGTTCTTGAAACAAACCATAGAAGTGTTTTTTGTCCGGGCCGATCTTGACGACGACCTCGGCGGCGTTGCTGCCGGTGCCGGCGATCGTGACTATTTCGTTTTTAGCCAACTCGCCCGTGAGTTTGGGAGCAAGACGCTCGGCCTCGTCACGGATGACTTGCGCGCCGGCCTTGGCGGCTTTGACGAGGACCTTCTTCTGGACGGAGTACGAGAGGTCCTCAAATTGTTTGGCTAGCGCGTTGAAATCTCTGAAGATCTCAGGCATGGGAGTGGTGTTTTCTTCTTCACAACGAGGGCGGCAAACTTCGCGTGGAGCTCTTCATCCGTGAGTTCCGATTCCTTTTCGTCGTTGTCGAGACTCGGAATGAAATCGGAGGGTGAATACGGCGACTGGTCTTTGCCGCGGTGGATGTTCGCGTTGGTGGACGCGATGATGCCAGCCCGAAAATAGTCCCCGCACTCCCCAAAGGGTTCCAGCGATTCATAAGCCATGAATTCGTGGAAATCCGACGCCGGCATGGCGTCGATTTCGTGCGGGAACTTACCGAGGAATCCGGCTAAGCGGAGACGGAAGCGTCGCTCGGGCTGGCTGCGGAGTTTTTTGCGGCGTTGTCGATGGCTTCCTGGCTGATGCCGTTGAGCTTCGCGGCCGCGGTCATCAACCGCGTGGCCACCGCAGCGCTCAACTGTTGACCCAACTCGGCAACGGCTTCTTCGGAGTTGAAGATGCGCGCGCCGGTCTCATCGACGATCATCAAGGCCAGATGCTGCGCCGGATCCGCTTCGGCGATGTGCTTCAGTTGACCGAGCGTCAACTCGCGCAGCAATACGGCGCCGCCCAGCTCGGGGCAGTCGACTTCCTCCGTCCGGAGTTTGGCCGCTCGAAACGCCTCGCGGCCGAGGATTTTGCGTGCACTCATGAATGGATTCCTTCCTAGACGATATCGCCCGTCAACCGCGAGCCGAATACGACTTCGAGCAATCCGCTGGGTGTCATGCCAGTGATCTTCCACGTGAGCGGCACGGCAGAGAAGGCATAGGTCGGCAAGGGCGAAGCAAACGCCAACTGCCAATCGATGACATCACCGTCGTCGACAAAACCCTTAAGGATGTCGACGTTGTCCACCGTCATGTTGCAGGTGATAGTGATCACCTGGCCATCCTTGAGCGAACCGATACGTTCGATCGCCTCGCCCGGACTTTCCATGTGCGTGGCCTCGACCTCATTGCGCTGGACGCCAAATCCGTCGATGTTGCGCACTTCTGCGAGCTTCGTGAAATTCTGCGGACTCGCGCCGTCGCCGTATTTGATGAGCGTCCCGTAGCCAATCCGTGCCTTTGTCTTCGCCATTGTTCAAACTCCTTTTTCAGTAATTAGGGTGTGGGTTGTTGTTCGTCCGCCCACACATCGAAATCGGTTGCGACCTGGTGCGTGGCCGTCTTGTCGTCGTAAAAATCCAAACTCGTCAGGACTTCAATGCCCTGGATCTCGACGGTCTCTTGAGGGGAAACCGTTTCATCGGTGACCGTGCCGGCGAATCCATCCAGACACAGCCGGATCGCTTCATCGAGGCGCTTGGCCTGGGCGTACCCGCCCGTTCCTTCGGCCGTGCTGAAGATGCGATATCGCGATCGCGCGAGGCCACTCGCTCCGCGCCGCTCCAGGCGCCGGCCCATGTGTTCGCGCGAAACCAGGCGCACCGCGGCGGCCGGGTACGAGATCGGGGTCTGCGGCAGTTGGTTCGGGTAAATCCGGGCCCCGAGCGCCGACACGCCGGCGTCGGTCCGCAACAATTTCTGCAGAGCTTGTTCAACGAGCACTTATTTAATTTCGCGGGCCTCGATGTGCATCTCGACCTTGCGGCCGTCGACGGGCAGCGGCGGTTGAATGTCCCAGATGGAGACGATGCCGGCGATCGTCAGCTTGATCCGGTGCTTGTCCGGATCGATGCCGGCGCGGAAGCGGATCCGGAATCGCGCCGTGGTTTCCGCGAAACGTTTCAGGAACGCCGGAAACTCCTGGCCGCCGAGCGGTTCAAATGCGCCCCATACGGTGAATGCGTCTTGCCACTCCTCGACCGGAGCGCCGAAGCTGTCCTGGTCCTCGGGCACGGGCTTGGCCTGAAAGACCAAACGATGCCGGAGGGATCCCGCTCTCATGCGCGCGCGGCCGCGGCGGTGTTTGCAGACGTCTGCAAAAACGCCGGGGCGAGGGCTCCTCGATCGATGCGCGTGTAACTTGTGCCCAGCAGGTTTTTCCGACTCGTATTGTCACTGTGGGCCCGTGCCACAATGAGGCCGGCGCCGGGAACGGTGCAGAGCTGCTTGGCGCTGCGCGCGGATCGCACGAAGCTGTTGTCTTCACCGATGGGTTTATCTTCCGGGAACGGATTCGCAACCCACCATGACTTACGATAGGCGAGGGTCGTTCCTATCGCATAGCCGGGCGACCCGTCATAGCGGTAGACGTCCCCGGAAGATTCTTCATAAAAGAGTACGGAGTTAAAACCGCAGACCGCGCGGCCCGATTCTTCCATCCAGCGCACCTGTTCGGCCATGCGGCAGGGAGCGCTCCAATCGTCCGAGTCGAAATGCATGAAGATGTCGGCCGAGGAGATGGCGAGCAGGAAGTTGCGTTTCTGCGGTATCGACAACCGATCCTTCATAACCAGGCGGTAAACCGAGCGCGTCGCGGCTCCCGAGGGAATGCCTTCGGGGAACGACGGATCATCCGCATCATCCAGGATCAGCAGCTCCTTCTTCTCATAGGTCTGCCCCAGGAAAGACTCCAGCGCCTGGCGCGCATATTCCGCGCGGCCGCGCGTGGGCATAATGGCCGCGACCAGTTTCACGGCCGCAACCTCGGCTGTTTGCGGTTTCCATCCCAGTTCTCACCGAGGCGCGGCGGAGCGGCGCACAGGTGATAGCAGATGACGGTCGGAAGGTGTCTTCGGTGCGACGCGGGCCACTGCTCCGCGAAGAGCACGTCATCATGCGCAGCCGTTCCGAGCGAGTAGGGGTAGGTCTTTTGCGTATTCGCATGCCAGAGTTGGAAATATCCGATCGGGATATAGCCACGGATCGGATCCACGTACCGCGGCGACAGCGGCTGGTCGTCGGCCGAGACGAAGGCTCTCCATGCATGCTGCGGCATGCGCCGGTGATGATGCAGCTTCTCCATGCCAATCACGTCGACGCGATCGGCGCCATAGATGGCGGAACGGTCCAGATGCGAATGATTGAAGAGCATCCTCCGGAAGTTGTCCGGTAATGCGATGTCCGCATCGATGTGGAGCCGCCAGCCGTGGAACTGGAAATGACCGAAGCCGGCATTTATCGCCGCGCCCTTGTTGAAGTTTCGGCGGTTCTTTTTAAAGAGATCCGTTTGCACGCAGATTGCGCCATGTTTCTTCGCGACGTTTTGCGTCCGATGGTCGTCGTGGGACGTGATGACGATCATCGTGTCCAGATGCGGATGGTTCAACGTCAGGGTTGCGTCGAGCATGTCGTCGAATCCGACGCTGACCGTGACGGCTTCTAATCGCAGCTCATCGGGCCCGAACGCATCGTGCGGTTCGCCGTGGTGATGATGAGGGTGCTCGTGATGGTAATTCTTGGGGTTCATGAAAAAGAAATCCGCTCCTGTTCGATCGATGCCCAGCCGCCGCCTCGCCGCCGGCGTTCGCGTTCCATTGCGAGAAACTGCTCTCTTTCGCCGCGGCCGAACCAGTTATGAGAAACGCCGCCGACGTGCCAGAGCTTCAACGGCACTTCCACGGGCGGCGTTTTCCAGGAGAGCAACAAGGTCGAGTCATAGTTGCCCGCGTGCGTCCAGTGCGTGTCGAGCAGCGGCCGCCGGCGCGCAACCGGATCCGAGGTATGGAAGAGCTGAAAATATCCGTAACCGATGCGATCGTCCGAAATGCGCGGGACGCGAGGATCGTCGATTTGAAACGGAGTGTTCGCATCGAGCCGCCAACATCCATGCAGCCGGCCCGGCTGCGGGTCGATCGATTCAATCCTGGCGCGCCAGTCTTTCTCCGGAACGACGTCGGCATCGATGAGCAGAAACCAGTCTTCCCACGGCACGGCGTGTATCCGTGCTTCCTCGAGCGCAGCGCCTTTGTTGAATGCGGCGCCCTTCGCGTAGAACACGTCGGTTCGGTGGATGGTGAGCCCGTATCGACGCGCGAGCTCGACAGTCTCCTCGTCTTGGGTATCGGTCACGATCGTCCATGAGGACAAATGCCGTTGCCAGCGCTCGATGCCGAGCGCCAGGAAATCGGCGTACTTCACGGCGACCGTGAGCGCGTGAATGTTCATGCCAGCTTGTGGATATAGAAACTGATCGGCGTGCCGCCTTCGATCGTGTGATAGACCGTCAGATCGCGCGCTTTCGCGAACTCCTTCACCGCCCGAAAGACGTCGGTACCTTTAACGAAATCGTGGCCGGCCAGGATGCCGCCGGCGTCGATCCGTTCCCACCACGCTTCGAGGTCCGCCTTGACGCTCGCATACAGGTGGCAACCGTCGATGTAGACGAACTGGAGGTGCCAATCGCCATGCAGTTGGCGCGCGGCCTCGGGCGACTTCCACTGCAGAAACCGGATACGGTCCGCGTAGGGCAGCATCCGCGCGACGACGAGCGCCTTATCGAATTCCCGCGGCCAGGGCATGCCCTCGTAAGGCAGGTAGGGGTCAATCAGGAGCAACCGGCCGGGGCTGACCCAGGTCTTGAGAAACTGCTCGGAAAACTCGCCGCAATCCACGCCGACCTCGGCGGCCTGGACGACGCCGTATCGGTTGCAAAGCACGCCGAATTCAGAGCGGGATAGGATTTCGGGTGAAGGCTCAATTGCGAACATGATTCTCCATCAATCGTGAAAACCGTTCTCCGCTGGTACGCCAGTCGTAATAGGCGAGGGCCTTCTCGGCCCAGTACATGCGCTCCTCTTCCTTCCACACCGCGACCTGGTCGCGGATCACGAACCCTAAATCGGAGTGCGCAATGTTGGAGGGAATCCGGCAGAGCGCGCCGTCGATTTCCGGCAACACATCCGACGCCGGCAAATTGGTGATCGGCGTCATACCGCAGGCCACCGATTCAATGATCTTTCGGAATGCGCAGCCCCATTGACTGGAGGTGGCCAGGTGGACTTTGTATCCGGCGAGCCGGCCGAGGTAATTCGGAGTGTCGGCGCCGCGATTGCCATAGCCGGGATGTTTGAGGACATCGAGACCGAGTCTTGCGGCGTGCTTGAACGCCATCTCGCGAATCGGGTAGCACGGCTGCAGAAAACCGGACACCAGTGCATCGCGCCGCGCGCCACGCTCTTGGAGGATCGGCCGAATCACATCCGCATCCACGCTGTGATGGATTCGCAACAGGGGATATTTGGCAATCCACGGCGCCACCTCTCGCACCATTTCCGAACGGTAGTAACAGGCGATGCCAGCGGCGTTGATCTGTTTCGCGATCGCGCTCTGTTCTTTCTGCCAGCCCCATGCGTCTTTGATGACGGTGAAACACGGAATGCCCGACTCGCCGAGCAGCTCGACGTGTTCGAATCCGAGATCTTTTCGGAAACTGATGTTGGAATCGGGGAGCCAGTCGCGCACGTCCTGCACGAACACATGCGTGGGCTGATAGCGATCGAGCAGCGCGCCGACATTGCGGATGCCGTCGTAACCGGGCCCGGCCAAATCCCAGCCGGCGGATCGGAGCCCTTCCTGGAGCTCGTTGCCCTCGGTACTGGTGTGTTTCAAGTAATCGCAGTTGGCGAGAACCAGTCCTCTCATTCGGTCCACCTTCGTAAGTAATCCGCGGCGTCGGTGCACGTCTCCGGATGGGACTTCAGAATCTCGGTGTTTACGTTCTGTCCTTTGTAGATCGAGGCCCAAGAGGGACTGAGATCATAGGTGTCATCGCAATCGAGATGTCCGCGCAGCTTCAGCGGTACACCGCAGCCGCGGTCGCAGCAGTTGCGAACCTGAGAATCGAAGGCCGGCATGCGTTGCTGCCACCAACCCGGAATTGCAGGAACGCCGCTGTTTTCGCCGCGGATGCCGTCGATCGCCGCCGCGACTTCACAGAAATATGCAAACGGTTTTCCATCGCGTTCAACGATCGCTGCAGACCATTTCTGGTTGATGTCGCAGCGTTCGCGTTTGGCGACCCACTCCTGTTCGGAGATGCCGAGGTCCCGGTAGTTGGCGAGAATCGTGGAGTGCCACGAGGCCTGGCGATCGCTGCCGGCGATAAGCTGGCCGGGAAACCATTGCTCGATTCCGGCTGCAGCTTCCGCATTACCGTGCGCGTTCAGATTGAGCCGGCCGCGGCCAAATGTCTCCGCGGCAACGGCGCCGTGCTTGAAGAGATTGTTCGTCCACAGACCGCGCTGAGCCGGGGGAATAATCTCCGCGAGAATCCGGCAGAATTCCGGAAACTTCGGATGTACGCAGGGATTGCCGCCGAACAACGCGACGACGCCGGGCCAGTCACGCAACGACTCCACCGCGGCGCGGAAACAATCGATCGACATGAACCGGTAATCGGTTCGAAAGGGCAGCAGCTGCGTACAATTGCTGCAGTTTCTGTCGCAGGCCGTGGTAATGACGATCTGAATAATGTCATTGCCGCGGCGGCGGATCTTGTCGATCGGCGCGAGCATCAGGAGAACTCCATAATTCGGTTTGAATTCAGCAGCGCGTCGACGGCGAAAGGCACTTCATAGGGCGCCTCCCCCTTACCGAACACGACCTGTTCACGGTTCTCATACCAGGCTCCGAGCAACAGCTTGATGCCGGCAATCATCGGGGCAGGCACGGCTGCGCCGGAGTCTCCATATCCCACGCGGGTTCTGACGATGACGGATCCCATTCGCGTTTGCGGATACGGCCATACTTTTCCGTAAGCCGGCGTGATGCGCGCGACCAGGCTCGCCGTGTCGACGATGTATTCGGAGCTGTCCCAAGTCCGCAAGACCCCCGATGTGTCGACGTACTGAATCGACGTAATCGCCTGAACCGGATTCTTGGGAATCAGCAGCGGGCAAAAGCTATCAAAGGGAAATGCATCAAACGTGATGTCCCAGGTTTGCGTGATCAGCGAGAACCGCGATGCGTTCTCCCACCACTGCCGAGCTGCAACAATGAGTGCATGGATCAGATCCAAATCCGCGAGTTGATCCTGCTCGATCCGGAGATGGAGCAAGGCCTCCTTATCGGAAACTGGTTCCTTCGCCGGCGGCGTGACTAACTTCAGACCGTAATGCAGTTTCACTTCTTGCGCGGAATGGGGCGGGATTTCACGGCCCGCTCGGTTTCGGGTTCACGCATAGCGCACTCGGGCTCAGCCGGTTGTTCTTCAGCCGGCAGTTCCCGGAGTTCATCGCTTAAGGGACGGACATAGCCCGCCCGAATGAGAGGCGCCGCGACGTGATACGGCATCGTGACGACTTCGCCCTTTTGGGGTCCGTCGAGATATCGGACTTTCATAAATTGGTGTAACGGGATGGAGACACGCAGGCCTGCGGCTAAGCAGGCCTGCGCCAGCCTCGTCGAGGCTTGGTTTAGTCGACGATCGCCGAAGGCGGCGTCGCGCTCGCATAGCGCGGCTCGCTCAGGATATACGTGATGCAGCAGGGTGTGGAGACGGATCCCGGATCCGTCACGTCCGCGCGGACGCAATCGAATCCGTTGGCGACATCCAACTCCGCCGCTTCGACCTCGAGCACAAACTGTTCGTGTTTGGCGGCGGCCGAAGTGGCGATGGAGCTGGAATAGGTCGTCTTGACCAGCGCGTCGGATGCGCTGACATCTTCATTCTTCCAGGCCCGTGTGAACGCCAGAGCTTTCTCCGTCGACGGGGAATCGTCCACCGTCTTGGACTGTTTCAGCGTGATCGCCGCCGGGTCGGTGCCCGACGCCGGCGCGAGATCCACAATCACGGTGAGGTGATTGTAGTTTTTCATCGATATGCGATCGCCGGCGAGGCCGCCGCTGTTGGCTAGTCCAATGCCTCCGTTGATGATCTTTGTTCTTTCGACAAGCAACATAGAAGTTTCTCCTAAAAGAAAGTGGTGGGGCTGACCTCAATGGCCAGCCTCATAAGTGTTTGCGCGGCGCGATTACCCGCGAGTCGCCAACGTGACGATCGGCGAATAGGTGGTCGTTCCGTTGAGCGGCGTGAAGGGTTGATCCCACAACGGTTGACCGTTGATCCGGTATGTGAACCGGAAGGCCTGCTCGCCCGTGATGAACTGCACGTGGATGCTCGTGGCGGCTTGGACCGGTCCCTTGTTGATCGATAGATACTGAGCGAGGTCCGCGAAGACGATATCGCCTTCCGTGCCCAACGCGGCCGTGTATTGAACCGGGATTACCGGTCGGCCGAATAGCGTGGAGAATGGCGCCGCGCTCGCTCCGCCGGCCGGGAGCCAGACAGGAACGCCGCCCACGCCAACAACGGCCGCCATCGTCATAAGCTGCGGCTCTACTTCCTGGTTGACCCACCATATCGCGTTCGCGCGGGAATCGGCGATCATCCGGTTCCACATTTTCAAAACGTTTGTGTAATTTATCGTTGCGGCTGTCTGTCCGGATTCTTTGGGCACCTGTACTTTCGCGCCGGCATTCAGGATGCCCAGACACTGACCGGCTCCCGTGCCGTTGAAAATCGAGTTTTCGACTTTCAGCTGGATCGCCTTCGGCACGCCCTCCGTGATAACGCCCTCGAGCGTTGTCGCGTCTTCGAGCATTTCATCGGTCGCGTAGCACAGGGCTCGCACCTTCTGGAGCTTCATCTCGATGTGCCGGAACTTCGGTTTCGATCCGGTGACAGTGCCAGCTTCGAAGTCCCAGTAAGCCAGAATCCCGCCCATGACTCCGTTGGCGAGATTGCTGTCCTCGAAGCCGTTCATCACGATGCCATTTGCATTCGCGCCGATCGGCAGCGACTTCACGCGCGGCAGAATTTGTCCCAGTTGATACGACCGCGAGTATAAGTCGGCGACGAATTCCTTCTGCACGAGATACCCGCCATCGGAGTCGATATTTTCACTCGAGCCCAATGGCGCGCGCACTTCGATCAGCCGTGCTCTTGATTCGCCGTGACCGCCGGCGGCCGCGCGGACGGCCAGCAATTGCTCGCCCAGGGAGCGGAAGGGGCCGCCGGGTTCGCCCGCGATTTTCTGGCCCAGGCGCTGCTGCAACTCCTCGCGGTTCAACTCTTCGGCGCGTTCCTCCACCTCCAGCTCGAGTTTCACGTTTTCCAGTTCTCGGGAGTCGCCCTCGTACTGGGCGCGCTCCTCGTCGGTCATTGCGCGCCAGCCGTCGCGCTCCTGCTCCACACCCTTATCGTCCTTGACCTTGGTTTTCGTCTTGGTGGCGCTATGCCGCTCCTGAAGACTCTTCAAAAGCTGCGCCCGCCGTTGTCTCAATTGAGCAACCTTCGTCATTAGAAACTCCTTCTATTGATTGTGTTGGGTGACCGCGGCGTTGTTCAGTCCGAACGACGGGCCGTACACCTGGATGAGAAAATTTAGCTTAACTCTGAGCCCAGATGTGCAACTGACGCAGCCGTGCGTCGGCTGCAGCTTGGGCCGCGAGCTCTTCGGGCGATGGACCGAGGATCGACTCAATGACGCGCGACCGCTCTTCTGGCGGAATCGCCATCATCGTTCGGAAATCAGGCGCCGTCTTGTTGTAGCGCCCATATTCAGCCTTTAAATGATTGTAAACCGCTTCCCGGTCCGCTTCAGGAATATCGGTTCCGCCGCGGCCGCCGAGCAGCGTACTCATCGCGGCGACCGTGCCGCGCCAGTGATGCTCGAGCTGGCTGTCGCGAATGTCGTGATGCGGCAGCTTGTAGCTTTCGAAGTTCTCTGGATTCGCTTCGTCATACCAGGCGAATCCGTCGGCATACTTTTTCCAATCGACCTTTTCCTTGTCGCCCGATCCGTCCGAAGACGCCCACTTGGCCATACGAGACTCCGCGGCCGCGGCATCCCAGGAATCGTTTTCGGGCATCTTGGGAAGATCCCCATGTCTCGAGTAGGCGATCGCGCCGCGCTGCTCCCGAGTCTCTTTCCAGCGATCGAAGGATCGTTTCGCCAGGGACACATCAGTCTCGTCGTATGCCGGGTATGTCACGACCGAGGTATCGAAGATTTCTTCCGCCTCGAGGAGGGTGCGCAGGTAGCTGCCATCGTCGAGCTGTTCCCATTTCTCGGCTTTGATCGTAAACGCGAAGGACATCTGATCGATGTCGCCGCGATCGATGCTGGTCGCCAGGTCTCGTGCGAACTGGGTATCGGGAAGGTCGTTCTCGCTCAGCAGCCCGACCTCATCCTCCTTCAGGCGCAAGGTGCCGGCTTTCGTTCGGCCGAGCACGTAATTGGGGTCGTGGTTGAACAGCATCCGCACGTCGGATTTCCCGAGCGCGTTCTTGAAAAAGCCGGGCGCGACTTGTTCGGTATACCAGCCCATATCGGTCTGGCTGTTGAACACGGCGGCGTGACCAATGATTTGGGGAGGAGTGTCGGCCGCCGCACGGTTCGTGCGCATGCCTTTGACGCGGAACGTTCGTCTTTCGATTTTCATTTAGAAGAAACTCCAGTATCTGAACTTGGCTGTGCAGGCTGCGGGGGCGTGCCGGCGGGAACGTAATTAAGCGGCTGAAGATAGATGTCGCCGTTATCGATATCGTTCATATCTTCCAGGCGACGGACGTCATTGGCGCACATCCAACCCCCATTGCGCGCGACCGCGTACGCGTCGAAGCGACTCTTCATATCTCCCCGCAACAAACCGTTCGTGTTGAATTTCGTGTAGTACTCGTCGAAATCGGTTTCGGCAAGAAGGTCGATATCCATGCGCTGCTCCCACAACACCAGCCAGGGAACCATCGTGTAGGTCACGAACTCGATGCCGAGGTGCTCGATGTTGGAGAAGGTCGCGCGCGAAAGCTCCTTCAACATGTGCGGTGGGATATTGAAGATGCGAGCGAACTCGGAAATGTTGAACGTGCGGCTTTCGATGAATTGCGAGTCCTCCATCGTCAGCCCGAGCTTCACGACGTCCATGCCCTCTTCGAGGAACATCGGTCGATGCGCATTTTCGACGCCGCCGTGTTCTTCCTGGAAGGATTCGCGCAGGTTCTTGAGGATGGGTTCGGTGAGAACCTTCGGGTGCTTGATCGCGAAGGGCACCTGAGCGCCGTTTTTGAATAGCCGGGCCCCGTGTTCCTCTGTTGCCGCAGCGGATCCAATGGCGTTTCGGAACATCGAGATGATCGAATCGCCCTGTATTCCGTCGGAGGAGATGCCCCTCAAATGCAGCATGTTGCCCGGGGCAATCGGCCGGATCGTTCCGTCCGGCATGCGGTGACCATACGCAATCGTCGAATCGCTCTGTTGCTCGACAATGATCTTGTCGGGATTCCGGGGAATCAGCGCGGCGGGATATCCGTTCGCGTCCCAAATGATTTCCGCGTACGCATTGCCGCGGATACAGACGTGCCCCTGCAGCATGCGGCGCCACTCAAACGACGTCTGCCAGGGATTCGGCCGGCGCAACCGCTTCTGTACTGCATGCTTCTCGGCGACTTGCTTGCCGCCTGCGGTCCGCTGCATGAGGTTCAACGGAACCGACGCCAATGTCTCGGAGAGGATCCGCTCGGCGCAAAAGACAGCGGTCAAGCCTCGGGCCGTCTCCGTGTTCACGTGGACGCCGGATGACGACGGCATGCCGAACAGCTTCAGGTCCATGAGGCGGTCGAGCGTGGCGATGTCGAGATTGAGCGATCGCTTAGTTTTTCTTCGTAGTCGACTGAACATCGTGGGAATCGGCAAGTGCCGGAACGCCGAAATAACCTAACTTGTAGAGGCCGAGGCCAAATGCGATGACGCCGGCGGGTCGATAAATGAGAGCGACGCCGATTGAGAAGATCAGCAAACCTCCGCCGATCAGCACATCGCGCAGCTCAATTTCTTCCAAAAGCTTCTTCATAAACGAATGATTCCGCGCGTGGCGTAGATGGACGCGTCGGACTGGAACACCATGGCGCGGCTCAATGCCATGATCAGCGCCACCACGCCATCGATCTTCTGTTCCGGCCGTTCTTTGCGCGGATAGATGTTTTCTTTGTTGTCGAGGTGCGCCACGACGTTCGAGATCATCCAGGCGAGCACCGGATCCCCGTCGTGATGCAGCCGGCCTTGCCGCGTGAGGGCGTCGATTTCCTTCATCGGCGCCGAAAACTGCGCCACTGTGTTCCGGACTTCGACCATCGGCGCGTTTTCTTTCATCAGGCGCTGCGCCAGGTCCATCGCCTGCCAGGGATCGTGGGCGACTTCCTTGATCTGAAACTCACGGCAGTCATCTTTGAGATCATCCTCAATGCGACCGAAGTCCAGAACGTCGCCGGGCGTCGTGATCAGGCGGCCCTCGATTTCCCAGCCGGAATACTGGCTGTTTCGGCCGTCCCCTGCCGCTTCTTCCGGAAGATAGTAAGTCCCGAAAATCGTGTAATGCCGGACGCCGGCGCGATCATCGGGGAAGATCCGTAGCTTTGCGGCAATATCGCTCTTGGTCGCGAGATCCAAACCGACGAAGCACGGCTTGCCGGCGAACTGCTCAATCTTCAGATCCTTATCGGCGCACCGTTCCCAGGCGCGCATGTCCATCCACGCGTGATCGGCGGACACCCAGACATCCAAGTGCTTGGTCTTGAAGTTATTCTGCGCCGCCGGCATGTGCATCGCCTTGGACGCGAGCTGCGCGACTACATCCGGCTGCACGGAAACGCCCCAGTTGGGATTGGCTTTCTTCCAGGATGCTTCTTCATGCCATTCGTCCCCGTCATCGATCGTGTAGATCAGACCGAAGAACGATTCGTCCTCGGCCAGGCCGTCCAGGATCTTCGTGAGGTACGTCCGCACCTCGTAACAAATGCCCGCGCGATCGCTGCCGGCCGTGGTGATGCACCACAGCAGCGATTGATCCCGCTTGCCGGTACCGGTTTCGATGACGTCATAGACGTCGCGCGTCTTATGCGCGTGGAGCTCGTCGACGATCGCCAAATGGATGTTCTTTCCATCGAGCGTGTCGGCTTCGGCCGAGAGTGCTTCGAATTTCGAGGCGCTGGCCAGCACATTGATGTTGTGCGCCTCGACGGAAACCCCGAGCCGCGCCATGAGATCGGGCGCTCGACGCGCCATGTGCTGCGCGTCCCGGAAGACGATGCGCGCCTGGTCCCGAGTGGTCGCTGCGGAATACACTTCGGCGCCGCCTTCTCCGTCCGCTCCCAGGCAATACAGCCCGACGCCGGACGACAGCGTCGATTTCGCGTTGCCTCGAGGGACCTCGGTGTAAACGCGCCGAAATCGCCTCTTACCTTCTTTCGGTCCGCGATCGTGAACCCATCCAAACGTCGTCGTGAGGATGAAGCACTGCCAACCCTCCAGGCGGATCCGTTCGCCGGCGAGCGGTCCTTTAATATGAGGAAGGCTCTCGGTGAACCGGCAGATCCGGCCGGCCAGGTTCTCATCGAAGCGGAACGGAAAGCCGGGCTGCCCTTCGCGCTTGCGATCGCGGCGCTGTCTTTCGCATGCGAGCTTCACCCATTTGCATGCCGGGATCTCACCGCCCAGGACGCCATCAATGTACTGATCGGCTAGAGCGAGGTGCGGATTTGCCGAACTCGTCGAGCGGGTCGGCTTTTTTGTTCGGGTCTTCTTGGGGCTCAGCGTAAACCTTGGAACGCGCCGCCGGCGTCAGGCCCATTTGCACGAGGCATTCTTTGAGAAGCACCAGCCGGGCCGTAGAAATTTTCATGAACACCGGCTGCCGAGCGTCGTCGAGGAGCCGAGTTTCTGCAAACAACCGCGCCGTGAGTTCCAGGAGCGTCGCGTTTTCGCGTTGGAGTACTCCGGCCGGCGCAAGCTTGACGAGCTCGTTCCAGCACGCGCGCTCTGTTTCGTTCAGGTGGACCGGCGGCTTGCCGATCGGAACGCCGGATTTCGCGCCGACTGCGCGTTTTCGCTTGGGATCTTTGGCGAAAGCGCCCTTCAATTCGAGTACTTCGGTAGGTTTGCGTGGCCTGGCCAAGGTTCAAGATCCAAAAAACCCATTTTGCGGATGTGCGTAAATGACGGACCGGCGGTCCCGGAGCACTGCGTTCTCAGAGATTTGACCCGCCCCTCCCCCTGGAGCCGTTGGGTTCCGAAGCCACGCCGTGTTGGGTTTCTGTTGCCGACTCATCCTCTGTTCATTACCTCGCGGCCGGCCTTTGCGTTGTGACATGGGGTGCACATCGACTGATGGTTTGCTGGATCCCAAAACAACTTCTCATCACCACGGTGCGGGACAATGTGATCAACAACATTTGCTGCAGCAACTAAGCCTTTATCTGAACAAGTCCTACACAGTGGATGTTGTGCAAGGAATCGCAACCGATAACGTCGCCACCTCGCGTCGTATCCACGCTGAGCTGCAGTGCCTCGCTCCTGATCGTAACGAGGCCTGCCCGAATGTGTCGGACACGGCTGCAGTTCGGGGCACCAAGGTTGAGTGCACGGACGGGGCGCCGCTGTGGGCAACTACGCGGCCGTACGGTCTCGCCGTCGGACCAGCCATCGCGCACCATAACGACGCGCGGCCCAATATAGGAAAAAGAAGATCATCGCCAAGCAGAGGCTGCGTCTCATTGCGCTCCCCAATCCGCGCCAGAAGTAATGACGGTATCAAACGGGACGGAGTGTCTCAGCGCGGCCAATCGTGCCAGTTCTAATTCGTTGCGCAGCCTAGCGTTCTCGGTTCTTAGCGCGACGACTTCTGCGTCGCGCATCTTCAACATCTCGAGCAGATCGCGATCATCTGTTTCCCGAATGATTGTTTTCATAAACAGGCGGCCGCAGGCTTACGCCCGCGCGAGGAACGTGGATGCGCTTTCGCAAACGCCTCGATATCCGTCTTCAGCCATTTGTGCTTCCGCCCGAATTGCGTCGGCGGCAATAGGTTCCGCGCGACAAGCCGGCGCACCTGACGTACGCTCACGCCAAGAACGGCGGCCGTCTCAGCCGCATTTAGAAAACGTCTCATCGAATCGTTCATTTCAAAATGATGCACAAACTCGCTGGCGCAGCACTGCAGCAAGATCACTGCGCCATTCCGCGCGACAAGGCCGGTAATACGTCAGACGCCCGTGGTGGTCGCGGTGAACCAGTTTGGACGTGAGGTCGCTGAACTCGGCGACCATCGCTTCGGCCTATCCCGAACTTCTTCTATCGGCGCGAGGCACAGGCGCCCGGCAGCGGCGACGAGGACCTCATGTTCCAGTTCGATCAGCCCACGTTCACGCAATTCCGACGCGAGCGCCAACTGCGTATGAAACCGCGGGACAACTACCGTAGTGGAGTTGACGAGCTCCTCTGCGCAATCAATAAGCGCTCTGTTTGGAAGCTTCTTCAGCATTTGCTCGAGTTGCTGTTCGTGTCGTTGAGTCGAACTCATGTTTCTTTCTTATTTGCAGACGTCTGCAGAACCCCCCTCCTTATTAAAGGGGAGGTGGCCTCCGCCGCCGGAAGCCATGATTACCCGGCGGCGGAGGCGATCGGCGCGAAGAATGCCACGCCGGCGAGACCTAACTTTTAACAATCTGAATGGCCGCTTCCAGTTCCGCCGGCATCGGCTCACCGCATTTGTCGCAGCGGTAGACATTGGCCAGGAAGTCGTAGCCCCAGACGTGATCGCACACTTATTCGTCTTCGAGTAAACGAAACGGGGCGCGCACGCCTGCGCTGAAACGTTCGGCCGCTTTCAATGCGAGTTCCAATCTCCAAAGCGGACGCATTCTGTGACTGTGCGTGCTGAACAATGAACCAAGCGCGATCTGCGCTCCACATCCAACTGCCGCGAAGCCGTCGGCGGGAATTCCGACCTGGTAGTCGCAATCGATTTCGTAAATCACGCCGCGATAGCCGACCAGGAACGAGCCGCCGTTTTCGGCCTCGTTGTGTTTCGTCGCAAATCCGCCGGCTTTTAAACAATCGCGCACCGCGTCGATGAACGCCGTGCACATGAATTCGTAGTCGGCAATCCCGATCGTGGGAAGCGGCGGCCGGAAGGAAAACCGCAGCAGTTGGCACATTCGGAACGACGACGTAAAGCCGAAGATAAAATTGCCGTTGCGGAACACTTTCGCGTCGTCGCGAACCGTGAGATCCAAACCGGCGATGCCGGCGCTATCGCCGCCCAGGTAGACGCGGCCGTTTTCAGCGATGCCGACGATGCAAGTCATGTGGCAAAAAACATTTGATTGTCGCCAGGGGTGGCGAAAGTGGCGACATCCTAACGCGTATCATCACTTACGATTGAGTGAGATAATAGGGTTTCGCCACCCTTTGGTTTTGCGTTTACGCCAGCAATCGCGCGGACTGTCGATCGCGCGATACCGGTCTCTCTGGCGATCTTGGCGATGGGCTCTTTGGCTGCCACGCGCTCCCGGATCCTTTCGCGATCGACGAGCACGGTCGGCCGGCCGAGCCTCGTTCCTTGCCGCTTGGCTCGATCCACGCCTGCCTGGACTCTTTCCTGAATAAGGTTCCGCTCCAGCTCCGCGAAGAGGCCTGTGAGTGTGGCCATCGCTTTCCCCATGATGGTCTTCGTATCGATGCCCTCTGTCAGGCTGATGAAATCGACGCCGATCTGGGCGAACTCGTTGATTGCCTTAATGAGATGCAAGACGCTGCGCGCGAAACGGTCGAAGCGCCAGACGAGGATGGCATCGAACTTTTTCTCGCGAGCGGCCCGCATCAACCGATCCAGTTGCGGCCGGCTCTCCTTGGATCCAGAAACTCCGAGGTCTACATATTCCTCACATACGATGTAGCCTTTATGGGCAGCATGCGCCCGAAGCGGCTGGAGCTGCGTTTCTGGATTCTGCCCATGCTGCTTTGTGGAAACGCGGGCATACAAAGCAACGCGCACAGAAGGGGGTTTAGTCGGCGCGAGCGGTGCGGCGAATCTTGATCTCAAAGCGGGAAATTCCACAGGATTTCCACACCTTGTTCTTGCCGGCGGCGAAGTTGTCGACCAACTCGGCCGCGTCGCCGTGGCCGATATCGATCAGCTCCCCCGCTTTCATTTCGCGGGAAATCTGCTCGACCAATGCATCCGCTTTCTTGTACTGTTCGCGGCCGGCGTCCAGCGCCCGCAGCATCGCCAGGATCTTTCCCTTTGTGGTCATGCTGAAGCGGCTCCTGCGGCCGAACGAGCTTCGCGGCGGACGCGTTTCCGTTCTTTCGGGCTGAGATTGTCTTTGTCCAAACGGACAAAGGCGCCGGTTTGGTGCACGCCGTAGCGAACGCCATCCGTCGTTTGGAACCAGTTCATCGGCTTCAGAAACGACTGACTCCAGATTCGTACCTGGCGCCGGGCGCGCCGTCCAGTTTCTTTTGTCATAGGGAGTGTTTCGGTCCTAAGAACGAACTTCGCCGGGCCCGTGAATGGCTGGTCGGCCAGGCCGATCTTTCACGGATCCATTCCAAAGCACCTTACCGCCGCGGTATTTGGCAATCGCGGCATCCAGCCGGGCAGCTTCGCGACGAGCGATGACCGTCGCCGCAGTGAGAAAAAATAACTCACCCGCGTCGGTGAGCACGGCTTCCTTATTTCGCAAATACTGAATCGCCCGCTTTGAGCTGGTGCATGTCTTCCCGCCCGGTACGGGATTGGCGATTCTGACGACAACTCTTAAGGTATTTTTGGCCAAACCTATCCTGTCGTGAGGCTATCGCCTCCGCGCGCGGGCGCTCGCAAGCGTCACTTTGCGAAAAATTGGACCCTAGTTCTTCGCTTCTGCGCGCAAACGCACGAATGCCGTATTGATGATTGTCAAAACGGAGAAGTT